TCGAGTAAAAAATGATCTACCAAGTAAAGGCCAATAATCGAATAGATTACACCTTTATGATCTGTAAACATTTTCTTCATATCGTTTTTAAATTCTCCACAAAATCCAAGTAAATCATCGTAGAGTTAATGCTCGAATGTCCAAGGATCGTTTTCACAGTGTGGATTGATTTGCTCTTTCGATAGAACCTGATCGCAGCTGTATGCCTGAGGGCATGGAATTTCTTCTCACAAGGCCTGTAGCTCTGCCAAATCACCCATAGCATGTCGTAGCTGATGTCGAATAATTTCTCACCTTGAGACTCATTAGAATACCTTATGAGACGTAACCAGAGTTTTTTAGGTAGAGGAATTTCTCGGTCGTTTCCACCTTTCAAAGTGTGGATGTAAATTGAGTGTTCATCTTCGTTGAGATCTGATTTCTTGATGTTCAAGATCTCTTTGGCTCTGCATCCAGTTCGATATGCGAGCTCAATTATCAGGCAATTTCTGTAATCAGATTCGTAAAACTTATCAATGATTCGCTCAAGTTCTAGGCACTCAAGATCCGTGAGATATTTGTCTTTTGTAAGTTTTGTTTTAGAAGCCATTTAATAACCAATATAGCATCGTTGTTCTCTCAGGAATATCGAATGGATAAATATTGAAATCATTACAGTTTTCTAATTTCATTTTAACTTCTGGAATATTGTTTTTACAGTCTTGCAGGACTTTTCAAGCGAATTCTCGACATGGAGAATAAGAAAAGCTAGCTGGTTGACCACATAGGATCATGCCAACTAGCTTGGGTTCACTACTACTTGGCCAAAAGATAATCCAAACGGTTCTCTTCAATCAAGTAAATTCGGGGCTGCCAGAGCCCTACAGTGGCGCGTGAGATTGATCTCAATACATGCCATGGATCGAAAGGTCTCCCCTGCAAAGGGTAGCATAGCTCTTCTGTATCAATGCAGGAAGGGCACTGGAAGGTATGATTGCTCGACGGCCTCAAGGCTCTTGAATCAATCGCTAGGAACGGACCATTGAAGCATGACACTCGGGAGAGTCAATCTGCCAGATGCAAGAGCTCGAACAACAGAGCAGCCGTGAACCTAGAAAAGTTTACAACCTGAACTCACAAGGCTCCTACCGTTAAAGGAGTTATACATTGAGCAGGGACAGGAGTTGTTTTCCATTTGCTTCAATTCACTCTTATAGGTATTCCTGCGTCTCAAACCTAAGCCACTCAAATCAAATCGAGGTGAGAATGGAACCTGTACCTGAATTAATTGGAATCTGTAATTCAATGATGTGCAACGATATGAAAAACCCAACGAATCGAGTTCGAAGTGTTGGTGTTATCAAAATGAGAATTCCTGGAACTCAAAGAAGAAGACCATTAACTTGTCCAAATTGTTCTAGTGTTCTGATGTGGTCTTTCGATCGACCTACACAACAAAGAAGAGCCGGCAGGATTGGTTGGAAACGAATCAGAAAGAATCGAGAAGATCTGGAATCTTATTACTAATAGCAAATTTCAACTTCTTAAGAGCACCATCTTTTATTTGTGAAACTCTACTCTCTGTAAGATCCATCATTCTTGCTATCTCTAATAGAGGAATATCTGAATAGAAATACAGTCTCAAAACGACTTCTTCCCTGTGCTTTAGTTTCATCATCATTGCTTCTTCAATAATTAATCCATGTTGTTTATTGATTAAAATCTCATCTGGGATATCTACTGTTCTGTCATCAATCAATCCAAACTCTGGATCCTCCAAGTAGTTAAGCAAATGATCAATGTCCTCTCTTCTTATCCCAGTTATTTTTGCAATCCTTTTCAAATCTAATTTCTTCCCTGAAACTAATTCGAGATTAATTGCAAATAGAATTGATTTTAAATTTTCACTTTGATTTCTTGAAATATTTCCGTTCTCTCTTATCCCGTCCATGATCTCACCGAATATTCTTATATTCGCATAAGTACTAAATTTAGATTTACTTTTTTTATAGTTATCAGCAGCTTTAATGAGACCGATTCTGCCTATTTGAACAAGATCCTCGTACGGAAGACTGGTGATACTTCTTTTTACAATTTGAGCAGCAATAATGTTAACGAGATTCAAATGCGAAAGAATCAATTGCTCTCTGTTTTTTTTCATTACCCAATTGGTTGTCCTTGAGGCAACTCAAATGGTGGCTGCTTCTGGGTTTCTTCTAAGCATTTGATTGGTTCAGCTGGCTTCTCTGGAAAGCTATGCAGGAACTTCACAATGAGCTCTGCACGGCTTTTTACGCCGATCTTTTTATAGATGTTGGTTAGATGGAACTTGATGGTCTTTTCCGTTACAAAGAGCGCGTTGCCGGCTTCCTTGTTCGTAATACCCTTTGCGACAGTCTCAACAACTTCGAGCTCTCTATTGCTTAGTCCGTAGCGGTCTTGGATGATTTGTGCGTCCATAGTCACCTCCATGACTAAAATCGTAAGACCAAAGCTTATATTTTCAATGAAAACCGACATTTTTGCTCAAAAAATAGACCATATACTCTATCATTTGCTTGCTAGGTGCCACGGATGGCTCCCTGGTGCGCGAGGTGAGCAATTGGCGGATCCATTTAGATCGAAGTCTTTCAAAAAAGAAAAGGCTAAATGGAACAAGAAGCTTGAGAAATCAGGCTTCATCGACATTGAAGACGCTAGAGGAAATCTCAAATCAAAAGACAATCGAACTTCAAACTACCGTGACCGCGAAAACGTTAGATATTTTTTTGGTATCCTTGATTGGTTCATGAATTGCTATCAATCGATGCCTAAATTCGATCGTAGAGTTATGCAAATGTACTCAGATGGCGAATATGTCAAAGATATCGTCAAATGCTCAAGATCATCGGATAAACACGTCAGGAACGTTATAAAGCGCTACCGTGGCCTAGTTTTAGCTATCATTAAGATGCTTGGTAGTACCGACAATCCACATATTCTGAAGCCACCAAGTAAACCGGCTTTAGAGGTCATAGTAAATGAGGACCGAATTCAAGATAAGGCAGCCTAGATCATCTGACTTGAATTTCATATTCTCATCCTTTTCCAAATCAATGAAGAACGAATCCGACATAGGCAAAGCCTGTCGATCTCGCGTATTTTTCACAGAATTTCAGAAAGTCATCGATCGTCTGCTTAATAAGTCATCAGTGCTTATAGCGTGTGCAAATGAAGTAGAGAACACCATCCTTGGCTACCTAATCTATGAACCAGATTTGTGTATTCATTATGCTTGGGTAAGGCCTACGTGCAGGAAATACGACATCGCTAGAGATCTCGTGAAGCAAGCTTTCCCGAAAGACAAAGAAATTCAATTCACCCTCAACACGACAGACGCGAAGAAGATCGCAAAGAAATACCCAGAACTAATTTTTAACCCTTTCATTTTATACAAAAAAGGAGAATGAAATATGTCAGAAGAACAGAAGCCATTAGATCCAGCAGCCGCAACAACTCCCCAACAACAGATGGCAGCTCAACAAGCGCCTAAATCATTAATTCCGAAACATCTTCAGAAGCAAGACGGAAAACAATATGCAAGTAGAGTTGAACTCGGACTTGGCTCAAGTTTTCTAGCTTCGAAAACCACTATGGATGAAGCTGCCGGAAGCCTGCTGGAAATCACCAGCCTAGGTGTGAGAGCCACATCTAAGGAAGGTCGAGTTGTACTAGTACCGTGGTCAAATATCCGCTGCGTTGACCTCATTCCTTCAGCAAGAATGATTGCGAAAGCCAAAAGTAGAAAGAAATAGGCAAGTGAGGACCGAAGGCTCAGGCCGTAAGCCTGGAACACCAAACAAGAACACCAAGGCCTTGATTGATAAGGCTGAGGATTTGGGAGTGGATCCTTTCCACTTCCTTTGCCTTGTGATGAAGGGTGATTGGCGAGAGCTCGGCCTAAAAGTTACGAAGAAAACTGAGGTCGTTGAGGGTTCTACACTCACAAGAGAAGTTGAAATTGAACCAGAGGTTCCGTTTTCAGATAGGTTCTCAGCAGCGAAAGAACTCGCAAGCTACATGTATCCTAAGCGTAAAGCCGTAGCGCTATCAGCTGATGAAGAAAAGGGCTTCAACATCATCATAACTGACTATCGGGGAAAGAAAACACCATGAAGTTTCAATCTAAAGAGCAGTTATTTGAGCTTATTGATCAGCATGGGATTAAAAAAGGCGTCGATGTTTGGTTCGATAAACATATTCATGAGATCAGTTCCGACTTCAATATTACAGAAACTAAGGCAATTGAAATAAAGCAGAATGATGAAGAAGAATTCTTTGTCAAAAATCTAGTCGTTCAAACGCTTTCAAGGTTCATCGGTGGAGCTCTTTTCAACGGCAGAAGAATCTCTATAACAGAGAACAGAGCTCCTGTCGGGCGTAGATGGACAGGAAAGATCTGGATACTACTTGAATGATTAACCTTGAATTTGCCCTTCAGCCAAAGCAGCAACAATTTCTCGATTCAGTTGAGAAGTTCCCTGTTACTTTTTATGGAGGAGCAAAGGGTGGCGGCAAATCAAAGGGCCTAAGAGATATCATGCTCATTAGGCGCTTCAATCTTGCTGGAACTACCGGCGCCATATTTAGAAAAACTTACAAAGAGCTTGAAGGAAATCACATCCAACCAATGTTCAGAGAGTTCCCTAAGCTTCGTAATTTCTGGAACGATTCAAAAAAGATATTGACCATCCCTAATGGATCCTCGCTAGAATTCTGTCATTGTGAAAATGAAAGAGACTTGGAATTATATCAAGGACGAGAATATGTTGATTTGGGTATCGAAGAAGCTGGTCAATGGAAAGAAACGGCTTTCAGAACTCTGCATGGCTCAAATAGATCGAGTGTACCTGGAGTCCCAGCGAGAACGTTGCTCACTGGAAATCCTGGAGGTATTGGCCATGCTTGGCTCAAGCGTTTGTTTATTAAGCGCCAATACCGTGAAGGAGAAAACGCCAACGATTACAACTTTATTAAAGCCCTTGTTTATGATAACGCTGCTTTACTTGAAAATGATCCAGGCTACCTCGCTAAGCTTAAGGCTAACCCTAATGAGATGCTTCGAAAGGCATACTTAGATGGAGATTGGGATATACATGCAGGACAATTCTTTTCTGAGCTCACCCGTGAAGTCCACTTTATTAAACCGTTTACGATTCCTTCTCATTGGACAAGGTTCGGCGCATACGATTTCGGATTCAATCATCCGGCTGCGTTCGGCTGGTTCG